TGATGAAATTCCCACCATTCCGAAAAAACTGTATGAAAGAGTGCAGAAGCAGTGGTCAGTTTTTGTAGTACCGTTTCAATCTTCTCATCCAGTTGCTTCTGTGCTTCCTTCTTTGCTCTGGCTGATCCAGAATCAAGAGTAACAGACACCCTTTTCCATTTCTCAGTATAAGGGTCTTTATATCGCTCAAAAAATTTGTATTTTCCGTTGGGAAGTTCTTCTATCCACATTGCGTTTACCTCACTTTTTTGATAAAATGGGTATAGTAAAGAGGGCCATTTAATGCCTATTACTATACTGCTGCCTCACGCTCAGACTCGCCAAAGTTTGAGAGCGTGGGGCTTTTTTGTTTGAACTGTTTCCATTTTGGAAATAATTACTAGATAAAAAAGAAAAGTAGCCGTATCAAATACGGCTACCATCACGTTATGGATCTAAAATCCAAACCTAAACTTTATAGAGCTAAACTCCTGATAGCTGTATTGTAATATAATTATTTAAAAACGTCAATTTTTTATTTAATATAAATCTAGTCCAAGAACTTCTTTTATCTTGTCTAATAGTTTTTTATGGTCGTTTGTATCTAGCTTGTAAGCTGGTCTATAAACTTTATCATATAACTCTTTACCTGCTGTATCTAGCATTACTTGTCCATCACTATCAATTTTTTTCTTTGTTTTATAGACGATTTTCCGTTTGTCTATTTCTTGGATTTTTCGGACATAAGCATAGGCTTTTGGCTTGGAAGGAGTGTTTTGATATTTACTATTTTCAATCGTGATACCACCACGATATTTCTTTCCTGATTTTTTACCAGTTAAAGGTGCTACGAGTAGTGTTCCATCGGCTTTGTCAGGAGTTGTTAAGATGATAGCGTAGTGTTTTCCGTAAAATTCATTCCCACCTTTTTGTGGGAAGTTGATTAGATAAACTTCGCCTTGTTGAAATTTCATATAATGCTCCAAATAATAAAATAAGGTGTACCTCTTAGAAGTACACCAGACAGTTTTGTCCTTGACGAACAAGGCTTTATAAGTAAATATCGTATCCTTGACGAACAAGGCTTTTGACATTATTAGTGTACTTCTTTTTTTATTTTTTGTCAAGTAGTTGTTTCTAAAATGGAAACAGTTGATTTTTACTATTGTTCGTTGTAAAATAGTGATGAAAGGTGGTGTGATAATATGTTTTCTTTTTTTACTCACATCAATCAAAAGCGTCAAAAGATGGAGCAATCTAAAAAAGAAATGGAATTGCGCCACAATGAATTTGCTGATAGAGTCCGCATGGATATTAAAAAAGGCGAGAAAGAACTCGATTTAAAAAGAGAGTGTTTTAATCAGCGCTACGGGCATCTATTTAGTCCTCGAAATAAATAGCAATAGGTCTTACTAGGTGGTCAACCTTGTCTACCTTTACTAATCAGTTTGTTTTTGCTAAAATCAAATTAAAAAAAACAAAGAGGAGGAGTTGGTATGAAAAACATTCAAATCCTTTGGGGATATTTATTGTTGTATTCTATTTTTTCCCTCACTCTTACTTTTTTAGACAGGGGTATTATTTTAATAACCTTTGTGATTTTTATTCTAGTCGTAAAAATCATCCCTCACCCTGATTCTCATCGGAATCCATTTGCGTTTGGGCTACGTTTTCGTAAGAGACATTAGGAGAGTCAACGGTTATTTCAAAAGCCCTGACATTTCTTAGTAATTCTAGTTCTTTGCGAGCTTTTTCTATTTCTACTTCTCGCTGTACATCTTTCAGTTTGGCATCTTTTTCCATAGTCTCAACTTCTACAGTCAGTTTGCGTTCTTCCAAACTGGCTGTTTTTCTTTGTTGCAAGTATGGGAAGAGTCCCTTTACTTTGATGCCTTTGATATCAATATCTCCGAATAAGAGACCAATACCTATTAATCCTGAGTTCAGCATCCAATGATTATCTGATATGAATTGACTTATGGATTGTAGATTTATATCTCCCGGACTCTCTACGTTAGAAGTGGCAACGATTTCCTCATTAATTTCAGGATTTTTATATTCATCGATAATAGAATAGAGATTTTTCCACATACTGGATGTAATTGGATTTTTGGTGTTAACTCTCAAATGAAGGTGTAATTTCCCTTCTTTGAAGTAAAGTGGAGATATAAGACCATCGATATATTTTGATAAATCAGTGATATTAAAGATGGTATGATGGACGGTTAGCGTGCTATATAGAAATTTTGGATTTACTTTTCTTCGTGGCACTTCGTTAATCCACTTGACTTCTCGACGTTTGATATCCGTAGACTGTTCGTAGCCATGATTTAGGGTTAGTTGCTCTTTCGGGATATCTTTTTCGTAGACATCACTTGTAATTTGGCCAATCAAGAAATAGTTCGACTTGAATGATGGAACTACGACATAATCTCCTACACTCATATCTTCCACAAAGCTATAGAGTCGTTTAGCAGTAAATGTAATTTGGTGTTTTGATAGACTTCTGTCTTGATACACTCTTGCTATTTGTTGCTTGTAGTGCTCTATAGTTTTTTCTGTTGTGAGTAGTAAGTCAGTTGTCTGTAAATCTGCAAGCGTAACCCTGTTGTGATGAATAGAGATGAAGTGGTTGTATTTGAAATCATCGTAATACTTTCCACCCTCTGCTCGAACTAGCCAGTATTTTGCACGGCTGTTAAATTGATATATTTCAATTTGATTTTTGTGAGACATTTCAATCTCCTTTTTTACTTCTCTCTATACAAATCCACGACTTCACCGATAATTCGGAAGTCGGTCTCTGGTGTGATCGGCATATCTTTGTAAGCTGGGTTTAGGCTATGTAGGTATGCCTGTTCTTTGTCAATGACAAGCTGCTTGATATAAGCATCACCATTATAGTTGAACACTCCGATAACTCCGTCATTCAAGTCTACGCTGGTCTGAATGAATACCAGATCGCCATCGTGGTAGTCAGGCTCCATGGAGTCACCTTTGATGGGGATGACAAAGTCAGCATCGATATCTACTGGCAACTCAATCCGTTCCACTCGTACATCGTTCAAATACTGGCCTGTACCTGCAGAAGCTGGGTGGTCGTAGTAGTCGTAACTGTAGAGCTGAATGACTTCTGACACTTCGTTTTCCTTCGTTTCTTCTTCGTTCCTCTGCTCGTTCAGTTGCCTCTCTGCATAGTTCAAGACTTTGACTTGTCTTGGAGGCTTTAGTTCATCGTAGATGGTTTGGATTGAGGAAGTATTAGAAGGGGAGTCTTTTTGAATTGGAGGGAAAAGGTCGTCAATAGAAACGTTGAAAGCATTAGCTAAGTCAAACATTGTGTCCTTTTTAGGAGATCTAAAACCTTTTTCGTAATTGGCAATAGTTGTATCACCTACATTCACTAGTTTGGCAAGTTCTTTCTGAGTAAGATTTCGTTTCAATCTAAATTCTTTAATTTTTGAGCCAATATAAATAGCTAATTCTTTATCTGTCATGTTACCCTCCTTTTTATCTATAAGAATTATAACAAAAAACTCACGAAAAGAAAAGTTTTTTTGTTTTTTTTCAAAAAAACTGTTGACACTTCACGGAAAGTGAAGTATAATATAATCAAGCTTAAGGAAATAACAAAAACAAACCGGAGGAAAACATCATGAACACATTAAACGAGAAAGCCATCAACATCTTCAAAGCAGTGGTTGCAGAAACCTTGCTTCAAAAAACATACGAGGAAGGCTTCCTCTATGGTCAGCTTGAATCATTCTGGAACAACTGCCGTCAATTCGCTTTCGGATGGACAGAGTTGTCAGAAGAGATTGGACGTCAAGAGCGTTACCTTCTTGATGCTGGTTTCAATCAAGATGAAATTGATGACATTCGCTTTGATGCAGCGTTCGCAGGAATGCTGGACAAAATGAATGTAGCCTGATCGGTAGCACCAGGGTTCGACTCCCTGGCAGGCTGTTGCTCGTAGAGCGAGAAAAGGAGAAAGGAGGAATCAAAATGAAGAATTTAAGTATCGGCGTCAAAATTTCTAATGCCGAGGAATTGGTAGAAGTTAATCAAGAAGTAGCTAAAAAAGCCGAAGAATTGCGAGAAGCAATTAAACGGCTAGGTGAGATTAAAATCGAGCTAACTGCTGATTGTGTTAGAAGTACAAAACCTGAAGAAACATCAAATTATCAAGGCGATAAGCAGCAGAAAGATATTTTAGAAAACTTGTTGATTTATTCTAAAGCTCTTAAAAATAGTGATTTTCATTCAAAGATTATTATTTCAGCGGATGGAGTTTATTTAGAGCAGACAAAAGAGTTTCACCCACTTGATGAAACTCTACTGGATTAGCTTACTCGTGTGTAAGGATGGCGTTTAGACAGTCTATGAATATTAGAGCCTACAGATCCAATCAAGACAGAGCTGTACTCTGATTCACTAACATTATGGTAGTGATAAATACTACCGTTATTAAATTCAACTTCTAAGATTCCGTCCTGCCAACCAACACTACGAACATTAGTAGATGCAACATATTCTCTTTGCATATTTTTCCTCCTTTCTATTGAAATTTTGACTAAAACGGTGAGAGGTCTCAGTCAATAATGATTATAACATAGATAACAGAAAAGCACAACATATTGTTAATTAAATATATTTGTTTAACAACATATAGTGTCTGAGGTGTAAAAATGTGGGAACAATTAAACAGAATCATGCAGGAAAGAAATTTGAACGGGCATCAATTATCTAAGATGTCTGGAGTTAATCGTAGTTTCTTTTCTGACCTAAAGACAGGAAAGGTGAAATACCTTTCATGGCCTAATATATGCAAAATCGCTGATGCATTGGAAGTCAGCTTGGATGAATTTAGACAGGAGGTGAAAGAATGAAGCAAGAGATTGAAATCAATATGAAACATCATGACCTTGTGTTGCTTGCAAGAAAAAACTACCCCATAATTCTGGTGGATGGCATTCCACTAAACGGGGTAGAGAAAATTGAATTTACACACAATGATTTTTGGGAAAACTGTTGCGTGAAATTAATTTTTAATGAAAATGTTGAAAGCAATCCTATTCCGTACAACGATATTAATCTATTAAAAAGATTATATACGAGTCCTGATAGAATAACCGTACAGGATGCGTTGAAAGAAAAGTATCAATAACTTTTTTACGATTAACGCCATCAAATACAGATTTATGAAGTTTGAACGACTCTTGATTTTTAGATTTCGCTAATTCATAGTGATCAATCAGGGTTTTTAAAATAACTTCATCCATTTCATCACCTCCTTTCTGACTACATTATAGCAGAATTGCGAGGAACAAATAGAAAAATAAGGAGGTAGGAACGTGCAAATTTATCTTTATAAATTAAGAAAAGAGCATAATATTTCTCAAAGGGATATGGCAAAAATCATAGGTAAAAGTACAACAACTTATCGTGACAAAGAACTTGGAAAACAAGATTTCAAATTAAATGAGATGTTTTTAATCGCCAATTATTTTAACAAAGATATTGGCGATATATTTACACCATCGACTTCACAAAAAGTGAAGTAAAGAGGGCAAGAAAGGGGATTAAATATGAGGTATGCAGTATATAATCAGGAATACCAACGAGAACTACACTCAACTGAACAACCACTCAGCTCAAAACTCAAATCTGAGTTTACAAGCTAAAGGGTTGCTATTGGTACTGATGTCTAATAAAGATACATGGCGCCCCTATATTGATGAGCTTTCCAAACGCTCCAGGAATGGGCGTGACGCGCACAGGGCTGCTTTTGATGAGTTAAAAGAGGCTGGTTATATCCGTATCTATCGCAAGAGCTTTGGTCGTGGTAAAGGTATCCAGAATTTTCCTTTAGTTCAAGATGTACCAATTTCAGATAGTTATTGGGAGTATTGGGTAAGCAATCTTGAAAAAGAGTTATCCACAGAATAGAAAAAGGTTTTATTTACAACTTACTGAATTTACAAAGTTGAAAAGTTCAAAAGTTGAATTTTACAAAGTTGAAAAGTTCAAAAGTTGAAAAATCCGACACTAATAATAACTAATAAATAATAAGTACTAACTATACAATAATCTAAGCCTAACGGCACTAACTTAGTAATAAATACTAACTTACAACAAACTAATACTTCTCTTAAAAAATAAAAGAGAGGGTAGAAAAAATAAATACAAAGGAGAAAGAAATGAGACCCAAACGATATCCGTATAGTGGGAAAAAAGAGTCTACCTTTGTAAAGACAGACAATGAGTTAATATTGAATATCAATAAGATTGATATTGGAAATATACAAGCGAAAAATATATTTGGAAAAATTTGAGGAGTGGGGGATAAATATGACCGAAGAAGAAACAAATGAATTATTGAAATTCTTAATGACAGACTATGGGCGAGGGTATTTAGCTGGGTTAATTAGTGGACTTTCAATGTTTTTGAAAATTTTAAAAAAAGCAGAGTAAGTACCCTACTTTCATCAATTTATTTTGGTAACTTGTCTATAACTTTTTGTAGTTCTGTGATACCATCAATGGCTCTAGCGATATTCTGGAAATCAAGTTCGCCTGTAAGGAATTTTGAAGTGATATCTACTTGCTGGCTTTGTTTCAAGGCATCCAGTTTTAATTCATGCTCTTTTTCAAGCCTCTGTAATTCGCTTTCAGATTGTGCCTTTAATTCTTTTATTTTGGAATCAGTTTGATGTTTATTTGCGAGATAAACAAGAAACGCAGGGACGCATGAAGTTAAAAAAGTTATCAAAATTTGATTAGTATCCATAGACTCTCCTCCTTTCTGTTGAAATTTTGACTAAAACGGTGAGAGGTCCTAGTCAAGATATATTATATGCTAATAAACAATGTTTGTCAATATATTGTATAAACAAAGGATATAAATATAAAATGAACACAATATATAGTGAAATAGCATACATGGGCATAAAAAGTAAAAAAATAAAGCTAGATAAGGAGAAAAAGGCTATGCTTTGGGAAAAAATATCTGAAAAACTTTCGGAAAGAAATTGGACAGTTTATAAACTTTGTTTAAAAGCTGGTGTTGGTACAGCTGGAATCTATCGTTTAAGAGATGGAGAGGTAAAAGATTTATATTTTGACACAGTTAAGAAAATTGCTGATGCGTTAGAGATCAGCATAGACGAATTAAGATAAAACAAAAAAGCACCTGACGGCAATCAGGCGCTCAACAAAATATTTCTAAAGGAATTATAGCACAGAAAGGGAGGAAAATCCATGCCTAAAGCTGAAATAACTTACAAACCAGTAGGTGTGAATGAAAAAGCTACTCACGGAGACTACAAGCACCTCTGCCAAATGTGGGAAGGTCTAACGGTCGGAACTGCGAAAGTATGGGCTACAGAAATGCGGGAGCATCCTGATTTCAAACAATTCATTGATAATCCAACACATAAGATTGTATTTATCAATTACGAAGGATTTCGCTTATTTGTTAAATGGAAAACCCGAAATCGGTATCGAACTAAAAAAGAAACACTAGCAGAGATGCTAGAAAATCTTAAAAAAGAAAAACAATTGGGAGTTTAAAGATGAAACTACTTACTAAGCTAAAACTCAGACTTGAAGGAATTCTTAAATCAGTTAACCTCGATTGGAGAGAGGTAGCGATCGAACTTATGAATGACCTTATTGAAGAACAAAAGAGCCACTTTGCCTGCAAACTAGAAAACCATGATTTAAAGCAACAGTTGGCAGTTTATAAAGAAAAAGAACAGATGGGAGAATAATATGTTTAAAGCAATTCGTACAATCAAAAAAATCAAACAACTTCAGAAAGAATTACACGCTTTCAGTTTAGCTTTTCTAGCTCTACAAGACATTGGCTTGATGCCAGAAACTGAAAAAGGCAAGGCGAAGGCTCAAACAATGCACGATGTGAGCCACATGATCAAGGATATTTTAGACGGCAAGTCAGTAGATGAAGCCACGAAACGATTAGAAATCACAGTTGAAGCCAAAGAAGATGAAAAAGTGGAGCAGGAAGATGACAAAGATTGAAATTGAAAACCGTGTATGGCTTTTGGCCAGCCATGAAGAAAAAAACGAGTTACTGGATCTCGGGCTAACATCAAAGGCCAGATATGTGAAGCGAGTTCTGGAACTTGGGAAGGTGTATGCTCATGTTTGATTACGACAGAGATATGATGCAACCACCTGAACCACGAGAAGAACTCGACCCGAGCGAGTATGTGTATATTGGATGTGGACAGTATCGATATGTAGGTGATGAAATATGATTCAGGGACTACACGAAGAAATCGATAACTGGCGATCTGAGTATATGCATCTTGGCCGAGAACTCGGAGAAATTATCAACGAACAACAAGATATTATTTTGAAATTGCAAAACGAAAATAGGCGCTTAAAGCGCGTAAATTGGAACCTTAAGAAAACGAAAGGAAGAAGAAAATGAGTTACGAACAAATTTCAGAGTCAACATACTATCAAAATATGAGCCACTGGAACAAAGTTGCACAAGATTATAGAGCGTTAGGTGGTCTAGGAATTTGTGACGACGAAACAGGCGAAGAACTATACACAGTATAAGGGGGAGAAAATGACACAGATAGCTAACAAAGGCAAGTCATTTATCAGAGCTGAGATTTCTGAAAAACAAAAAGAATACATCAGACTTCTTGCTGGATTAAGAGGTGTGACAACACAAGAACTTTTAGGTCAAGTTGTGGAACGCTTCATTGACCGGAATTTACAACTTATTCAAGATTACAACAATGAATTGGATAACTTAAACAGTAAGTCTAGCCGCAGAATTAACATGAATACATAGGAGAAAGACAAAATGACAAACGAACTAACACACAAACAATTTTTTAACTCACCAGCAGTAAAACAGAAATTCTCGGAAGTTGTAAACGGCAACGGTCAGCAATTCGTGGCCAGTCTACTTAGCATCGTAACAAACAACAACCTACTAGCTAAAGCTACTAATGAAAGCATCATGACCGCTGCAATGAAAGCCGCAGTCCTTAACTTGCCAATCGAGCCTAGTCTTGGTTATGCGTACATCGTTCCTTACAAGAACCAGGCGCAGTTCCAGGTCGGGTATAAAGGATTGATTCAGTTTGCTCAACGTAGCGGACAAGTGACACGTCTGAATGCTGGTGAAATCTACGAAAGCCAGTATAAAGGATTTAACCCACTAACTGAAGACCTTGAAGTGGACATGACTGCCATTCCAAAAGATAAAGAAAAAGTAGTAGGCTACTTTGCATTCATGCGATTGGCCAACGGATTTGAAAAGACAGTATTTTGGACTAAGGAACGAGTCCAGGCTCACGGTAAGAAGTACAGTCAGTCGTTCTCTAGTAAGTATAGCCCGTGGCAGTCTGATTTTGATGCTATGGCTCGTAAAACTGTATTGAAGCACATGCTTTCAACCTATGCACCACTTTCTACTGAATTGCAGGAAGCGATCGCTGCAGATAACGCAGATAGCACAATCTCAAACAAGAACGAAATCAAAGACGTTACTCAAGAGCCAGTTGCTGAAACGTTAGACGACGTTTTAAAAGTTCCTAGCACGCCCACAGAGAGCGATAACGTGGTAGATGGAGAATTTACCGAAGAACCAAAGATATCCCCGAAAACGGCTGAAAAAACGGCAATTCCTGACGAGTTAGCCTCTACCGAATCCCCAGCAGATGAAATTCCAGATTTTGACGAAGAAGCAGGCGAAGTTTTGGAAGAAATTAGTTTATTTGAAGGCAACACTATCAACGTGAAGGAGTAGGCTATGGAATTAGATTTACTTGGCAAGGATTACTATTCAGCAGCTTCTGCACGTCGCTACTGGTCTATCTCGCAATATAAACGATTTAGAGAGTGTGAAGCGCGAGCGCTAGCAGAGCTGGAAGGAGAATGGGAAGACCAGAGAGACAATACGGCTCTCTTGGTCGGGAACATGGTCCACAGCTATTTTGAAAGTCCAGAAGTACATAAGAAATTTATGGATGAAAACGCAGATGCCATGATTTCAAAAGCCGGAAAGACCAAAGGTCAGTTAAAATCTGACTTCTTGGTCGGCCAGCGCATGATTGAGCGACTGGAAGCTGATAAGCAGTTCATGGACTACTATGTCGGCCAGAAAGAGGTTGCTGTAACAGGCAAAATCGAAGGCGTGGAATTCAAAGGCAAGATTGACTGTCTCAATGTCGAAAGGGGCTACTTCGTGGACATCAAGACTACAAAATCAGACATCGACAGCCTGGTCTGGATCCAGGATGAAGCAAGCGGCCGAAATATTCAGGTCCGCTGGTTTGAAGCTTGGGGATATGTCTTGCAGATGGCAGCGTATAAGAAAATGCTAGAAGAGAAGTACGGCAAAGAGTTCACCCCTGTTATCTATGCCGTGACTAAAGAATCTACTCCTGATACCCGAGCGATTGTTTTTCAATCTCAGGAAAAACTTGATTACGAGTTATCTGAGTTATCTATGCTTATTAAGCATCTTGACGATGTTAAAAAAGGTAAAGAATGGGCGACGCCATGTGGTCATTGTGAATACTGCAAAACGAAAGCGCTGAGTCAACGTGTGGAGGTGATTTGATGAGTAAACAAGTAAAAGACATACTGGCAACCCGTGACACAGGCTGCCCACATGGTATTACATTCGCTATACATCAAGATAAAGATGAGTGTATTGCTTTGTTTGGTCGTTCTGGTTGGCCTGGACTCAAACCTCGATTTATTCGTTGGAATGAAAGTGTTGAAAACAGAACAATGTATCACACAGAAGAAGAGTTACAGGATGCGTATGTTGATAAAGTCAAAGTAGTTGAGGAAGATTTTATCATAATTGAATTGTTGCCATTTTAAGAGGGAAAAATAACCCAAAACCAACTATTTCCAAAATGGAAACAACTCAAAAATCAACAAGCCGTGCATTCTTGTAAAACTGCGAACTAGAAAGCGTCAGTAAAGGTCGTGTGACCTGGACGAGCGACTGCCCGTATTTAGCCGAACTCACACAAAGGCAGTCGCATTTTTTGGAGAAAATTAATGAATTATAAAATCGATATAGCAGGAACGAGTATTGCACTCGAAATAGTAGATGAAAACAATCATCTCGTACCAGCGGGCGAGCCTGGCGAGGTAGTAGCCACTACGTTGGGGGTAGAGGCTATGCCGCTGCTGCGTTTCCGTACAGGCGACATAGCTTCTATGCATACCGAACAATGTGCCTGTGGACGATGGAGCTATCGCCTGTCGCCTTTGGTAGGACGAAAGAATAATATGATTAAGCTTAAGGGTACAACACTGTATCCTCCTGCGCTTAATGACGTATTGGATAATACGCCCTATGTACAAAATTATGTGGATGGGAAGATTAGTAGAGAGGCATTCTGGGCATTGGCAAAATTCAAAAATCCAACGCATCAAATGAGCTTTCATACAGTAAGGGCATTGGGAACTTTACATTTTATACAAACTGAAGAGGTTCATTATGAAAAATAACAATGCTTTATTTTATACCTGTAGTTTAATAGAGTATATCGGTAGAGAACAAAAACTGAAACGTTCTGCTGTGGTAAATTACCTAGGGAGAGAGGCGATTACTCGAATTTATCATTATGCAGATGTTTTTCACTGTGAGCCGATTGTAAAGACGGCGGATGAATTTATTGAGAAGTGCGCTATTCCTAAAGGGAATTTTGATAATGTTGAAAACTGCCGCTATACAGTGCCGGACTATTGGACCATTGCAGAGGTGTTTGAGCGTTTGATAGAAGATGTTTGTGTGTCTAGTAAATTTAGAGGTATGGGTATAGGTAAGGCACTTATGGAAGAGGCTATAAAAAGATGTGATAATTATATTACTTTAACATCTAGACCTGAGAGAGTTGCGGCTCATAAATTATATGAAAAATTAGGATTTGTAAAGAGCAATACAGATGTTTTTAAGAAGGTATTATGATAAAAGATATTATTAATAAAAAAAGAATGGGATTTGAGTTAACTTATCAAGAACTTGATTATATGTTTAATGGATATTTATCTGGTCGTGTTAAGGATTATCAGATGAGTAGTTTACTTATGGCTATTTGTATTAATGGTATGACTAATAATGAAGCTTATGATCTTACTAAGATATTTATAGACAGTGGTGAAGTATTAGATTTTAGTCATATAGATGGAGTCTTTGCTGATAAACATTCTACTGGTGGGATAGGTGATAAGACTACTTTAGTAGTTTTACCTGTATGTGGATCTTTATCTATAAATATGGTTAAGATGAGTGGTAGAGGACTTGGATATACAGGTGGTACTATAGATAAGCTTGAATCAATACCAGGATTTAGGGTTGAGTTATCAGATGATGAGATAATTAAACAAGTAAAAGATATAGGAATAGTACTTACTTCACAAAGTGATATATTGACTCCACTTGATAAGGTTATTTATAAGCTTAGAGATGTTAGTGGTACTACTAATTCTATACATTTGATTGCTGTATCTATTATGAGCAAAAAGATTGCTGCTGGAGCTGATAATATATTAATAGATGTTAAGGTTGGTAATGGTGCTTTAATTAATGATATGGATAGTGCTAAAGAGTTATGCGATTTGATGGTTAATATAGGTAAAAAGTATAATAAGAATGTAAGATGTATAATTAGTGATATGGATAGTCCACTAGGTAATTCTATTGGTAATGCTTTAGAGGTATTAGAAGCAATTGATATACTTGGAGGAAAGATTAGAAGTGGTAAGTTATATGACTTAGTTATTGATATTTGTACTAATATTTTATCTATGTCTAAAAATTTGGATATTGATAAAGCTCGTAATTTAGTTATTAATACTATAGATAGTGGTGATGCTTTGGTTAAATTTTTAGAATTTATAAAGTATCAGGGTGGAGATATTAATAAGATTAAGTTATCTAAGAAGATAGATATTAAGGCTGATAGCAGTGGAATATTAGAATCAATTTCTGCGATAGAAGTTGGTAGACTATCTAGTATGCTTGGAGCAGGTAGAAATATCTATGATGATGATATAGATTATGGTGCTGGAGTCGTTTTTCATAAAAATATAGGAGACTATGTTAAAAAAGGGGATATAGTATGTAGTTTATATACTAATAAAAAGTTTGGTAATATACCTAAAATTTATGAAATTAAATAAAATATTTACAAGTTATTGTAGATATTTTTATTTAATTAAAAAAACTATTTCTTTATAAAAAAATGAGTGTTATAATGTTATATATAAGATAAGGAGTTTGTATGGAAAAGATATATACGAATAATAGTAATAAGAAAAATACTAAAAATGTCTCTGTTTTATTGAGTCTTTCTTTAGCAATTATTGCGGTAGTTGCAGTTGTTTTAACTCAATTTAATAAAGTATCATATGCTTTACCTGATGTTGATACTACATTAACTAAAGAATTTACTGGTAAGCAAAAAAATGATGAGTCTATGGTTACTGAATTTAATAAGAAATCAGTAGTACCATATGAAGGTGAGAAAGAAGGAAAAACTGATCCAGTTTATTGTTTACAGGCACCAACTAGTTTTGGCCATGAAAAGCAATATAAGCTAGGTAATATAATTAATGATCCAGGACTTTTATATTTACTTGCTAATCTATATGATGGTAAAAATAATAAGTTTGTCTCAGAAGGTGTTACTGTACAACCAGGTCATGAAAAAGAAGTTCAATATTTCTTAAGTCAAATTGCTGTATGGGCATATCAATATCAAGTAGGAGATGACGTTAAACTTACTAAAGAACAATATGATGATTTAATACAAGCAAAGAAAATTATGCCACAAAATGGTGGAGTATTACCTCAAGCATATGCAGAGTCTACTACTACATCATTATACAAAGCTTATAAAGTAGAAGAATTAGTGGAAAAAGCTGTTAAAGTTCATAATGATGTTGATAAGACAAAAGATAATTCATTTATTAAAGTTGTAATGGGCGATGCTACTCCTTCAGTTACAAGTGATGGAAAATATTATCAAACTGATAAAGTTAGTGTAGTTGCATCTGTAGTTAATTCTAATGTTGGTGAATACACTGGAACATATGCTATAACTAAGAATAATTTACCTGAAGGTTCTAAATTAATATATGCAGATGGAGTTGATAAAGATAAAGAAGTTCCTAAAGAAGATTATGCTAATATGAAGGGCAATTTCTATATTAGAATTCCAGTTGATGCAATTAAGAGTGGTGAAGCTGCATCTTACGACATTGAGTTTGAAGGAATATTTAAGACATATGGTGGTTATGAATATACTGCTGTGTTAGATGATGGACAACCTGCTCAAAAGGTTACAACTGTTAAGACTGTTAATGTTAAACGTCCAGCTAAATTAAATGTTAAAGTTACTAAAGTTCCTGATACTGGTTTAAATAATACTAAGACTATATATATAATTGGAATCTTAGTTCTAGTACTTGGTGCTGTAATTATATTAGTAAATGCAAGACCATTAGTACGTGAAAAATAAAAAGTCTAAGAGCCAAATGTTATTAATTGGCTCTTTTTTAATTTTTGTTTCAATAATAATATTATCCTATAATAGTTTTATTAATTTGAAAGAGGAAGTTTATTCTGATTTTAAACTAAAAAATAGTTATAATTATACAGAAAAGATTGTTGGTCTTCCTTTTCTTAATAATTTAACTAAGAAAGATGTAAAAGTTACTCCTAAAGAAGTAAAAGAGGAAATTGATTATTCTAAATATATAGGGGTATTAGAAATACCTAATATTTCTTTAAAAAGAGGATTTTATAGTTATGGAAATAAGCTTAATACAATAGAGCATAATGTTACTGTTGTTGGTGGCTCTGATATGCCTGATGTTAATAATGGTAATTTAATATTAATGGCTCATTCAGGGGACGCATATATATCTTTTTTTGCATATTTATATAAATTAAATATAGGTAATTATATATATGTATCTTATGGAGGAGTTAAATATACATATAAATTAGTTAATAAATATGATGTTATGAAGACTGGTTTTGTCGATATAAAGAGAAATGATTTTAGGAAGACTATTACTCTTATTACTTGTACTAAAAATAATGATAGTAGTCAGACTATATATATAGGAGAGGAAATATAATGAATATGTCTATAATAAATAAAGTATCTAATATATTTTTGTATGTATTTAATAATGTGTTTGCTTTTAGTATGTTATTTATGTTTTTAATTATTATTTCTTTACTTATATTTAATATAAATAGGAATAATAATATTATTAAGATATCTGTTGGTATATTGATTGGTTCTATAATAGTTTTTACATATATTAAATTTTATGGGTATGCAAGTAGTAGTTTTAGATATTTTTTTAAGGAAGTATTAAGTTATTATTATTTTCCTTCTACTATGTTATATTTTGTTATAGTTACTTTTGTTACTTTAATATTTATAACTACTTTATTTTCTAAGATAGATAGGTATAAAAAGATATTTAATTATATAGTATGTGGTTTAATACTTTTATTTTATGTTATATTTATGTATATTTCTATAAGTAATAATATTAGTTTTATCGATAGTTATAAGTTATATGAGAATAAAACTATACTTAGTTTAGTTCAAATTAGTAATTTATTAGTAGTAGTTTATGTTATATGTACTATGTTTAATAAATTATATAATTATTTTAAAAGTAGGTGATTTATGGATAAGATGAATTGTAGTAAATGTGGTAGAAGTATAGATAAAGATTCTAGATTTTGTATTTACTGTGGAGAAATATTTTATGATAATAACCAAAATGAGTTTTTAAGAGAATTTAAGAGTAATGAAGCTAAAAAAGATAAATTTGATTTAGATATAGATTTAACTAATTACACAATTGATGGAGTAGGTGGTCCTAGTAAGTTAGAAAAGAGATATAGTTTTTTTAGTAAGATATTTGATTTTCTATTACTTATATTTTTTGTTGGTATAGGTTTGTTTTCTATTCCTTATATTACTAGTTTTATTAAAAATACTAGAGATACTGTTATTAATGATTCTAAGAGAATTGTTGAAATCGTAAAGAGTAAAGAATTAAAAGAAGTTAAATGTAGTGAAGATAGATATTATTATATATTTGATGATAGTAGAGAGATTGCGGTTAATGGCATATTTAATACTGGTTATAGTGGATATGTAGAAGTTAGAGTAGTAGATGGTGTTAAGAAGTACTATATTACTTTATCTAATGGATTAATTGGATATGGTAAAACTTTAGCAGAAGAACTTGATAAGAAAGGTATATCATTATATTTTAAATTTAATATAGAGAAGCATATTGTTGATAATAATTGTATTATGGGCTTGTAATGATTGAGAAAATAATTTATAATTTATTTAAATCAGTGATTAGAGATAATAATAAGATTATTTAGTTATAGAGAGTCGTGGTTGGTGGAAACGATATAAATACTTATTTGTCTACTCTATAGAGGTATTAATAGTACCCGGTTAAAGCCGTTATAGTAATTAAGATAAATAGAGGATGGTACCGTGCATAGCACTCCTTAGTACTATCCTTTTTTTGTAGGAGGAAATATGATAGATATAAAGTTAATTAGAGAAAATGCTGATATTGTTAAGGAAAATATTAGAAAGAAGTTTCAAGATGAGAAACTAGTTATAGTTGATCAAATAAAAGAATTAGATATTAAGGCACGTGAGGCTCAAACTGAAGGTGATAATCTTAAAGCTTTAAAGAATAAATTAAGTAAAGATATTGGTTTACTTATGAGAGATAAGAAGATTGATGAAGCTAATAAGATAAAAGAAGAGGTAGCAAATATCTCTGATAAGATTGCTTTAATAGATAAAGAATTACCTATTATGCAAGAAGAAATAAGAAATAAGATGATGATTATTCCTAATATAATAGATTCTAGTGTTCCAATAGGTAAAGATGATTCAGAAAATGTAGAAGTTGAAAGATTTGGAGAACCAGTAGTTCCAAGTTATGAGATACCACATCATGCTGATATATTAGATAGAGTTGGTGGAGTTGATAAGGAAAGTGCTGGTAGAGTAAGTGGGGAAGGTTTCTATTATTTAATAGGAGATATTGCTAGACTACATGAAGCAATGTTAGCTTGTGCTAGAGACTTTATGATCGATGCAGGATTTACTTATGCTATACCTCCATTTATGATTAGAGCTAATGTAGTAGAGGGAGTTATGTCTTTTCCTGAGATGGAAGCTATGATGTATAAGATAGAGGGAGAAGATTTATATTTAATTGGTACTTCTGAACATTCTATGATTGGTAAGTTTAAAGGTCAATTAATAGATAAAGATAAGTTACCAATAAATATGACAAGTTATTCACCATGCTTTAGAAAAGAGGGTGGAAGTCATGGACTTGAAGAAAGAGGATTATATAGAGTTCATCAATTTGAAAAACAAGAAATGATTGTATTATGTGAACCAGAAGAGTCAATGGATTGGTACGAAAAGATGTGGAAATTAACTGTTGAAATATTTAGAAAGTGGGATATTCCAGTTAGACAGTTAGAATGTTGCAGTGGAGATTTAGCTGATTTAAAAGTTAAGTCATGTGATATAGAAGCATGGAGTCCACGTCAAAAGAAATATTTTGAAGTAGGAAGTTGCTCTAACTTAGGTGATGCTCAAGCTAGACGTCTTGGTATTAGAGTTAAAGGTGAAGAAGGAAATTATTTCTTACATACTTTAAATAATACAGTAGTTGCAACTCCTCGCGGTTTAATTGCTTTAATTGAAAATAATTACAATGAAGATGGTTCAATTAATATTCCAAAAGTTTTACAACCTTATATGGGTGGTAAGAGTAAAATAATGCCTATTAAATAATAATAGGTATTTTTAATTGTAAAAATACTTTTATTATCTTTAAGTTGTGCTATAATTATAATAAGATTGGGGTAGTTATATG